ATTTTTTACCATTTTTCATAACAACCCCAACATTTTTTAAGTCTGGTTTTTCATTATATAGTTTTCTTATCTCTCTTATCTGCTCATCATTTATTTTTCTACTAAAAACTCTACCTTTTCTAGAGTTGCTCATTTTTTCTATGGTTTCTTCAGAGAAGCAATTTTTAATTCCTTTATTCCAAGGAACAGTACCTTTTTTTACTCCTCCAATTCCTTTTCGTTCATAATTATCAAATCCTTCTCCACCAGTAGATTTATTCCAACCATTCTTAAAAGTATCAAATTTTTCTATGTAAAAAATTTCTACCTCTTTTGCTTTTTCTGGAATATCTATCTGCTCATTTATTTCAAAAATATGTGGTGGTTTATTTCTTTTATGCTCTCTTTTTCTAGCATCTAAATTTTGAGTTTGTCCTACATATTTAATATTTCCATTCAAGTCCTTAAGGAAGTAAATATAATACATTTTTCTAATTATTTATAATCCAAAAAACTCACAATCGTTGATATAAATCTTCCATAGAAATTTTTTGGGGAATACCATTCTCATCCAATATTTCTATCATGGTATCTCCACTTAAGCACTCAAACTCAACTTTGAACTGTTGTTCGGATGTGTTTGCGATTGTCTGCTCCTTCCAGGCAGCGTCTCTACCAGGCACTTCAGACCAATGGACATCTGTTGGCACATATTCATTCTTGCCCCTCTCAGCATCATGCCACATGCGGTAGAAGTGATTCATACCGCGTGGTGTAGAAACTATGATGACCTTTGTGCTCTGTCCAGAAGAAATAGTAGGATAAACAGAGGCAAAGAAGTCATCAGCAATGTGATTCGGGATGAAAGCGAACTCGTCAAGAAAGATGACATTATAGGATCCGCCTCGGACAGCAGATGACGAAGTAGAGTTAGATGAAATTTTGGAGCCATTTTCTAGTTCCAGAGATCCTTTGTTCCACGATATAATTCCCTGTTGCATCCACTTGGGTAGATTCTCATAAGCAAGTTGTAATCTCCCAAGCAAATCCCTTGCAGTAGATGCTTTGTTCGCTAGGATGGCAATATTAACATTATCATTAAAGACGGCATAGTGGAGCAGGTAGGATACGCAGGTAGTGCTTTTTCCCGTCTGACGGGGCATCTTACAGATATTAAATCTGTTCTCGTGGAAGTTCTTTACAAGTTTCTCTTGAAATGGATACATCTCAAAAGGAACCAGACCATGATCCAAAGAAACAATCTTAATATAATTCTTTGCGAAATATACAGGATCCTCTTTACACTTTAAGAACTCAATAATTTGTTCTTCCGTAAATTGAATTTGTGTATTTGCTTTCTTAAGGTTTGGATTTCCCAAATATACATTATCTGCCATAAAAAAATTACCTCTGTTCCAACCAGTTCACAATTGCAAGTGCTGACTTGTTAGCATTAGGTGAGGCACATACGAGAGTGTAAATATCACTAATTGTTCCAATACCACTTCTACCAACTTGTAGTTGTGCTTTATCATCAATGACTACCTGACTTCCACCACCACCAACAACAAATCCACTTAAAAGAACTCTTCCACCAGTAAAAGAAGTTGCAGTGGTATCATATTGAGTAATTGCATCTGGATTTGCGTGGTCTGTAAATGCTGCACCAACTAGAGTTGGGTTCTCAACTAATCTCCAGAAGATGTTAGTGTTATCATTAGTAGATACTTGAAGTGACCTTGGAATTACAACACCACTCAACATATTTGATTTAAGACGAATACTAAGAACTGGATAATAAGTATTCGCAACAGACATCGTAGTTCCACTAAGGGCATTACCCTGACTGACGAGAGTTCCAAGTTTTTCTGGTTCTCCTTCTTGAATAAGAGAATTAGAACCTTGATATAAGTGATGAGTTCCTGCAACACCAGTTACATTTTCAATTTCGCAACGAATTGGTAGGAATGGAGTAGAACACCAAACATATGGATTGGTATTTGAGTTATCAAATGTATGACTATGAATTGTTTCATTCTTCATTAACCAATTGAACTGAACGATACCTGCACCATACCATTCGTAGTTAATCGAAATCATCTGCTGTTTTGTTGGATCTGCAATTACTCCAGTCCAACCATTTCCATCAAACTTTTCACCATTCCAGTTCTCTCTGGTTACTCTAGTTTCTGTGGTAATTCCAGATGTGCTACTGCGAATGACATAAGAATATGTTCCACCATTGTCCTCAAAGTATGCACCGTTATATTCATCAAACAATCCAAATCTTCTGAGAATGCCTACCTTCGGTGTTTCTAAACGAATAGAAAATGCAAGAGTTGCACTTCTACCAGGAATGTATCTCATTACAGTCCTAGTTTGACGAATGACTTTACTCCCTGCAGTAGATCCAACTTGCATCACTACATTACTGGATGATGCGTTGTGATATGCAGTTCCAACTCCAACTATTCTTTCATCCCATACATCACTCTCTTTTCCGTACTGGAAGGTGTTAAAGAATACTGTTTGGAACGGGGCAACTTTGAGTCTGTTGTTATTAGAAAACTGGGGTCTCCAGTCCGTCTGGTTTCCCCAGTGATCTGCGATATTAAAAACCTCAAAGAGACTTCTCTCTTGATTTAAGAAATCTTGCTCATTCTTATTCCATTGTGCCATGAATCAATCACTCCATGTTAAACTTTCTGGTCTGTATCTTTGTGCGTTTTTGATTTTTAATGAATTAGAAGATGTTGGATAAATGTTATGAACGATTGCTCCAGGATATTCTCCCTGAAGTTGTTCTGCAAGTGCATTTTTATCTAGCATTTTACCTTCTACTTCTAAACGATATAATTTACCTTGCCAAACTACATCGGCAAGAAAGGATTCGGTCGTTTGCTCTGGTTCTTGGGTAGGAGAATTCATATAAAGATTCCCATTGAAATCTCCAGCAATATTAATAGATTCTGATATAAATTGTTGAAAGGATTTCATCTTAGTTACAGTTCCAACGACGAAGTGCTTTGTTAATTCTTGAATCTGGATCTCTTGCGGTTTCTGCAGAAGTAAGTTTTGATTTCATTCCGGACATACGACGACAAAAAGATGCACGACGCTTTGCTCTTTTACCTTTTGGACTCTTTTCAGTTACTGCAGTCTGAAGTTTAGAACCTGGATTTTCACGACGATATGCTTTTACTGCAGCAGGACTTAATCCATCAGTTTTATCTTTGCGATTTACTGATTGCCAATCTTCCGATAATCCAAAATCTGCTCTCCAATTAGAGAACTCTTCCGCCTTAACACAGTTTGGATATCTCTTTCCAAACATCGTCTTCATTCCTTTTTTCTTATAACCAGGCCAGCACTTCTCATTAATCTGATCATATTTCTCATCAACATCTTGAAGTTTTCCTGCTTGTTTAAGAGCAATAATCCTTTGAACTGGAGTCATTTTATCCTTTCTACTCATGATTTTTTTCACTGCAATATCAAACGGTTTTTTGTCTGACATTGTTCCAGTATCAGAAACTTGCTCTTTCATCTCACCACTATCAACATAATCTGCAGCTGCATCAATATAATCTGCTGCTTTAGTAATTTTTGACTGAACCCATGCTTCAATATTACCTTCACCTTTCATTTTATTTCTTAATCTTTTTGCAGCTGCAATGATTGTTGAAAGTTCCGAACGTGCCATTGAATACTCATGATCATATGATTCTGGGAAATTACCAGGATGAACAGTTGCAATATTATATTTCAATTGATTTGTGGTTAAAGCAGAGGGTCTAGAAAACATATCCCAATATTTTCCACCATACTTACACTCATTTCTAGTTTCATCTTTTTGACACTTTGGACAATATCTAACCATTTCCATTGCTTCAGACTTGGTTCCCCAATTTGCAGCGCCAACTTTACGACACTTGACTAGTGCTCCAGATGCATATGCACTTGGCCAAACGCTATATCTTGATCTTACCTTATGGTAACAAGCATCTTTAGTTCCACTACCTTTACCTGATTTATCTTTAACTTCTTGTAAATCCATTTCTTCCTTCATTTTTTTCTTTGGATCTGTTGAGACATAAGTTGGTTTTGCCGCACCTGATTTTTGTTGCTGTCCAGGATCTGCTGCTTTTTTTCTTCTTGCTGCTGATAATCTTTCTGCTTTAGACATGCTTGCTCTTTTTGCTGATGAGACACATTTTGGTGTTCCTTCACCAGGTTCATCGCTTGCACAAGTTCCACCAGTTACAACATTAACCCAACCAGATTTACCATCTTTTGATTTAGATTTTCCAAACCAATCACGAAGACCTTCTTCATTCATTTTTACATCTTTGAACTTCTTATGTTCTTTTTTTGCGGATGCTTCCATTTTTTTAAGACGAGTATAATAATCTGGAATTTCATCTAAATGTTGAAGAGCAATCTCCATTGCCAATTCATGGTCTTTGGTGTGCTCATGCTCAATTGGTTCTCCCATATCAAGTTGCTTTTGAATGAAAGAAACATCAAGACGATGCTTTTTTGCAATCTGTGCAACCGTTTTAAATGATTTTAATTGTTCTTTCAATTTTTTCTTTCTACCTTGACAGTGAGCTCTTTGCGAAAATCCTTTTGGATTGTCACAATCAATTGATCTTTTATATTTGTCAGACCAACTCATTAGAAATAAGAATTACTCTTTATTATTTAGAAAACCTTGTTTGAGTAGTTTTGATAGTTCTGATGTCGATCCAACAAAGACTGCATTATTAGTTACATTATTAGTTGTTTTTGTAGATTCTTCTTCAACATCTTTGAGTTTTTTCTGTAAATCAATTAATTTATCAGTTACATCTCCAACTGATTTTATTAATTGTCCGGCAACTTCATATGCTCTTGGAGATCCACCTTCACCGGCAAGTTCCATAATTCCATTAATCGCTTCCTGTCCTTTTTCAATTAATGAATATAAGTTTGCACGAGTATACTCATAATCTTTTTGAATATCATCCGATTTTATGGGTGTTATATTCAATTCTTCTTTTATTTTTTCTACTTCAACAATATCACTTTGTATATTGAGGGCAGAATCTAATCCTTCATACTTATTTGTCATGATATATCAAAGATCTGCTTGCTGTGTTGGACTATAAGTTTTGGAATCACTAAAAGATTGCCAAACTTCATTAAATCCAAAGTTATCCTCAGGATCTGCATCAATTGGGTCTGGAGTAAGAGTATATCTCATTTCCCTCTTTGCTGTTGAAGTATCTGTAGAATTATAATAATCAACTTGCACTTTACGAATAAGTCCATCCGTAGAATCTGCAATAGGTCCGAATAGATAAGTTTTTGCAGTAAAATTAAGAGTATAAATTAAAACTCTTCTGGTGGAAAAATCTCCTTCATAATCATCAGTGAAAGATACACTATCTAGTACAATAGGTATGTCTCTTTTTTCCCCAATTGCATCTACTAAATCTACAGTTAAATTGAATGATGGTTGAAAATACGGAAGTATCTGCTCTACCACTTGTAAAGCATCGTCTTGCAACTTGGACATTATATTTAACTGAAATCCCAAATTATATGGAACTGGCATAAAAACTTTTTTTAAGTTATTGCCATCTATCGCTTTAAAAGTTTGTGTAATACCAGATTTTCTTGTAGAATCATATTGAATCGATGTCATTTCGAATGACATTCTAGGTAATGTCATTGCAATTGGTTTATTTAATTCTGGTTGTTGATTTATACGCGCTAAAAACTTTTGTATTGGACCATAGGCAAGAGGAACTTTCATTTCACTGATACTATCACCGGAAGAGTCTTTATGCCTTATATAAATTTCATTAAAAACTGTTCCAAAAGAAATAACAGTTTTTCTAATAATTTCGTGGTAATAGTATGTTCCTAGCATTAAAATGTACCAAATGGATTCGATTCTGAAAAATCTACGATGCCGTCAGCTGCATTTTCAATTTCTATATTTTCACTATATTTATCATATTGATCCCAAGTATCATAAGATTTGACTGAATATACTGCACTAGAAGTAGAACCAACTATTAATTCACCTGGATAGAATTTCTTTGTCGTTGCATTATCAACAAAAGATACTTTAAGAACTTTTGTATCAAAGTCCCAAGATTTAACTCTTCCTCTAGTGCTTGAAATAGATCCAACTACTTCTTCATTAAACAGATAAGTACCAATTCCTGAAAGAATTGGTGGTTGGGCAATTGTAACTGTAGGTGCCTCAGTATATCCCACACCAGGATTTATAATTCTAATGGAAGTGATTGTTTGTCCAGAACCAACAATCGCCAATCCAGACGCAGTTTGTCCAGCACCAATGGATCCTGCAATACTAACTATTGGAGAATTTACATATCCACCACCACCATTAGCAACAATAAATCTTGTAACACCATTTGCATTAGTTTCAATAGAGCAAGTAGCGATTGCACCAGTTCCTCCACCACCAACTATTGAAATTGATGGGATTGTAGTATATCCTGCACCAGCATTTGTGAGTACAATAGATTGAATTGAGTAAACTCCTCCTTTAGAAGTTGTGATGGCAACAGCACTAGCATTCTGGCCACCGATAGGTGCTGATGAAATTGCAACAGTGGGTGTTGAAATATAATCATACCCATCATTATTTAAAAATATTTGTCTGATGTATCCAGTATTAATAATGGCAGTAGCAGATGCTGTAGATCCAGTGCCAATTAGTTGTAGCGTTGTAATATACCCCTCATCTTTAATTTGCTCATCAATTTCATCAATAGTTGTATCAATAACTTCATCTTCATATTCGAACAATTCACATTTCAATTCATAAACGTATAATTTTCCTAATTGATAAAATGGATTTTCATGTTCGACAAATTTTACCTCAAATAATCTTTGTCCTAGAGGGAAATATACCAAATCACCCTCTCTAGGTCTAGAATCAATTTCTATTTCTGGATCATTTTCGTCTAAAAATGGTAAAATAAAATCTTCAAATCTTTCTCTTGATACTATCAAACTTACTTCATCCTTTAAACTCATTCCAAACTTACTTAAAATATCACCTTGTCCCGTATATCCATCATAATTGTTAATATAAGCTTCAATAGCAAAATTATCGTCAAATTTTGATGAGGAAACTTCTCTTATAATTGTTTCTTTTCGAACAAACTTTCTTGGAATATAAATGACTTCGATTCCATAAATGCGAAGTTGCTCATTTATTAACTCCTGAACAAGTCTCTGTTCATTAGGTGATCCTTGTAAAAAAAAGGGATTAAGTGCCATTATCCAATAAAATCGTAAGGTGGAAGTTCATAATCCATGGACATTCTTTGTATTATACTTTCTATTTCTCTTTCACCATCTTCATAAATTTCCCTACCATTTAATTCTATACCACCTGGAAGTTTAACTCCTCTAAATTTAATTAAATTTTGTCCCCACTGTCTCTTCATCAACGCGGTCAAATATTTTTTTAAAAAACTATCATTATATACTTTTGTAAAATCATTTGGATTTAAAATTCTGTAGCAATCTATAACAATAAATGTATCTTTATTTTGAGCATTCCAATCAATGTCAAGATACATCCTATTTTGCCTTTTATTAAATCTAATTTGTTTATCTGTTGTCAATAGAAAATCAATATCTTCCAAATAAGTTTTAACCATAGCGTATTGTAGTAGTTCAACTGAATTAAAATAATATAAATCATTTAAAAACAATTGATATTTAATACTAAACATTCCTCCAGAAATAGAACTAGTATCAAATTTAAATACTTTTTCAATTCCTATAACCGAATCTGGAACTTGAATAAAATTTGAAGATTCATAAAAATTAAAATTAGTTGTCCCAATGCCACTAATATTTGATGTTCCAGTTGTAGTTACAATACCAACACCATTTGTACCCCTTCCTCTTCCTCTATCGATATCGTCCTGGGTTATTTTGTATTTTAAGTACATTCTTTCCACACCATCAAAATGCCTTTCATTAAAATACTGTAAAGCATCATCTACTAGATCATCTATTTGATCATCTGCTAGGTTAATTTCTAAAACCGGAGCACCTAATCTTCTTAAACAATAATCTATTAGTTCTTGTCTGCTGGATGGTTTAGACATTAGTATTCTCCCCCGTCGATTACATTTGACCAGGATGGAATTCCTGATGAATTTGTTGAAAGTATATAGTTAGTTTCACTGATTGCAGATGATGTCGTTCCTGTAGAAACTAATTGATCATTGTTATCAAAATATGCAACTCCAAAAGGTTGTCCTGCAGGATAATAAATTGATTGTGCAACAGTAAGAATTCCTGTAATATTGGCATTTCTTGATGTAAATTCATCAAAAAATATATCATCATTTACATATAAATCTCCACCAATATAAACATTATTATTGAATGTTGTTATGCCTACAAACGTAGAAACGCCCGAAACATTCAATTGTGTGACAGAAGCTATGCCTCCAATAACATTTTCTGCATTTCTCGCATTTTCAGCAAATGCAGATCCTCCTGCAAGAGATGAGAGTATTTTAACGGTATTTTGTTGCCCAACTCTAACTTTTATATCGGACATTACCTGGTAACTCCTTCTCTTACAAGAATCATTCCCTCAATTGCCCTAGTTTTAACTCCATCTTTAATTATTATCAAATCATACACATATCTACCAGGTTTTAAATCTACTGTTTGTGCTGCAGTTAATGAAATAATTATTTTTCCTAAAGTTGCTGGTTGTGGAATTGAAGTTGTAAACGTAGTCGCTGTAGAACTTCCGGCATATTTTCGCATTTGAGCAGAAACAGTATATCCTGCAAGATTTAAGGATGAACTTGAATCTGTGGTTTCTAAATTAAAAGTCTGAGAAAAATCAGATCCAGCATTAATTACAAGATTACTGACATATACTGCTGCCATTTATTTTCTGAGATCTACTTCTTATTTATGTTTACATTTTTGCTAAAGAATGAACAACTTCTTGCTGTTTTAAATACAACTTAAAATAGAGTTTTGCAAAAATTCTTAATTCATCTTTACTTAAATTATCAATAACTCTAGAATGTTTTTCATATTCAAACAATTTGTCCATTGATTCTAGTTTTATTTCATTTGGATCCATTGATAATCTCCCTTAATAAAAATTTAATTTCTTCAATATCTTTTTTCATTTCATCCAATTCTCTTCTTTGAGTTTTTCTATTACTCAAACTGTTTACATATTGATTATAAGATGTATTATCACAATTAACAATAGCACCAGACTCCTCATCCCTATATAAATTTGGGTGCCCCTTAACTGGTATCATCATCTGATTGCAATACTCCTTAAATCTTTAAATCTTGGTGGATATGCTTGATTTGTAGATGACATTACAATTTTTATAATGTATCCAGTGAATTCTCCAAGATTATTTGCAGAAAACTCATATTCTAAGAATTCATTTTCTCTACTTGGACGAACAAATACATCAGGTAATCCACTATTATTTGCAGGATCTACAACATCCAAATGACCATCATTATTATTATCTACAGTTAGATTATCATATCCAGGAAATAGTTCAAATGCTTGAATAACTTCACTAGAGTCTGGTCTAATTAAACTGTATAATACTCTAAAATCTGCAGAAGAATGTCTATAAGCAGACAGTATAACCTTAAGTGAAGTTGCTGATTGAGATAATCTAACCGTATTAGAAATATATACTGAAGTATGTGGGTCTTCAATGAAAGAATTTACTCTATTATCAGCAGAATAATTGGATATTGGAGAATTAATTCTATTACTATGGAAATCAGTAAAACAATTATCTAAAAATATTTGTGGAGAAACATATTTATTTGTTGTCTGTAAAGTAACTGCTGTAGTAAAAGATTTATTTCTCGGTAATGCAGTCAAATATGTATTTTCATTGACTTTAGAACAAACAATTCTTGTAGAAGATAATTGATTAAGTGAATTTAATTGTATATCTTCATAACCTAAATCATTAAATGATACTTCATTTCCTGAAATGCTTGTTCCACTTACACTTCTAATCTTTGCAGATACTGTAGTTGCATCTGTTGGTGATATGATATTGTAGTATGGAATAATAGAATCATATTGAATATTTTCTGTGGCAAATACGCTATTTCCTCCAGAATTTAATTCAGTTATGAACGAAAGTTGTGGATATCCCGTAGGCGTATTATCAGCACTTCTATCTACACCATTAGAAGTTCTATCAATTTCAATGTAATAACTATCAATATCTAATCCAAAGTCACTAATATCATGAGTCGTATTAATTCTTCTCAAAGAAACTCCATTAAATTCGTATTTGTAAATTGGGGTATTTGTATCATGAGGAACTGCAAGTGTTGATAATTGTCCTCTTGATAGTGTTTCTAGAGTTCCAGATCCAACACTTTCATATTTGATGATTTCATTTTCTATAATTACATATCCAAAGTTAGTACCATTAACAGGTTTTCCTTCAAAAGTAGAGAAGTTTGCAGTGCTTGCAACCGAAATTGAAGTCGAAGATGCAGTTATAGATTGAGATAATGTAGTTGGTGGAACGCTTGGTAATACTCCAGAAATTGCAACTTTGTTATTGGGAGCATACATTCCGTGATTGAAATGATTTACTTTAACAAAATTTCCATCATAAAGAGATCCAGCAGGAGTAGAACTTCTAATAAAAGTAGAACCCATAGTAACTGCATTGTTGGAATTATCATAATATACTAAATTGGAAGTTCCATCTGCAGTAAATGATGCGCCCTGTACATTACTAAGATACAAAGTATCAATTCCATTATTATTTCCGGTTATTGTTATTCTTGCATCTCTTCCACTGTTACTAGAAACGGAAGAAGTTACAATGCCAACAACGTCTCCAACTGCGTAACCATTTCCAGGATTCACTACACTAATTGCGGATATTGCAGAAGTACCTGCGGAAACACTAGTAATATTTAAAGTGAGTCCAGATCCACTTCCAATAATATTGAATGTAGATACATTGGAGTCTGTTACATAGTTAAATCCACCAGTAGTGATTCCAACAGAAGAAACAGAGCAACCAGTTCCAACAATGTATCCATAATTATAGGTTTTTACACTTTCACTTACTTTTCTTCCAGTTGTTAAGATGCCAATAGTGTTTGCATTTGTAGTTGTTGTAATACCTACACTCAATCTTCTAGGAAATGCTGTTAGGGGACTACTCTGTAGATTTTTAACGTATCCATTACTTTCATTTAATGTTGAATTATAAAAATATACTGTTGATGGGGTGTTAGTTACAAAGTTTGCACGATATAAAGTAAACTTCATATCTTGATATTGATTTGCAGTCCATATAGATCCATTTTGAGATTTAAACAGACTTCCTAAAGCAAATTGCTGTGAATATAATACTGAATTAGCATCTGGTAAGTTTGCAGACTGAATAGTTTTTTTACCCATTTCTGCAATGAAAACTTCATACTCAGTACTTTCCGGTGCAAGAAGAACAATTGCATATTCTAATCCTGGAGCAAGGTAAATTGGATAATCAAATGTTACTCTTGTTACTGCAGAAGCATCGTCAGATATGTTAATTTGATCTGGTCTAAGAGTTACAGGATTTCCAATTACTTGAGACGCTGGGGTTCCAAGTACTACATTTCTTATTTCTACAGTTAATGGATTATTAGTAGTATCTTTTTTATAGAAGAAAAGATCTATACTCGTTAAAAATGCTCCAGGTTCATTTTCATCAATAGTAAAAGTTTGAGCAAGTGGATCCTCTCTTACTATCTCACGAATAAAGTTAGTTGTGAGTGTAGATATAGTTGTAGTAGTTGTTCGTGTTGTTGTTACTGTGGTTGTATTTGTAATAGTTCTCTCATACAACTCTAAAGTACCCTCAGATGCATAATTAGTTTCTGCAGATGAGATTGTAGTACTACCTATAACAGCAGTTTCATTTGTAGAACTTGAAGTTACTTTATAAGTTTTATTTCCAGTGTTAATTCTAACATCTGGAGTTGGTAAAGTATTAGGATCTCTAATGAAAAATGATCCTACTAAATCTCCATAATTATCTGATATCAATCTTAGGTCTTTTACATATGCAATAGCACCACTAGTTTGTCCAATAAGTTTTGCTCCTCTTACTAGGTATCCAGAATAAAGTCCCTGAGATTCTTCAGAAAGAGAGAATGTATCAACATTTAAAACCTTTGTTGATGCGCTATATGCATTTGGTAAAGATTCTGTTTTAATATATGGATTTACGTTAAACGTAGTTGTTGGAGAATTATACGATCCTAACTTATGATTTGGTTGTGCAACTCTAAAGGAAATAATTTTTTTATTTTGACTATCATATCCAAATACAGTTTCACCAACTGTAAATGCAGAAGATGCTCCAGCAAGTGTTAAAGAATTACTAACCGCAATTTCAATCAGTTTTGGAATAAAATCTACAGATCCATTTCCATCTAAGAATTGATAATATCTAGTGTAAGGTTTTAAGTTAGAAATAGAAAACTGAGTGTTTCTAGATCTCATAAATTCTTCAATTCTAGATTCTATAAGATTGTTTACACTTGAGGTGGTAGTTGTTCTATTTACATTATCAATAACATTTTGATTTATTCCAGAAATTTCTGTTACACTTTGACCTATTCTATTATTATCTCTTTCGGTACGAGTTTGGTTTTCAACTTCAATACGGTTTCTTTCAATTAAAACAAAATCTGTAACAGAAATAGTCTTATCTGGCAGTTGTACTGTGCGAACCCAATTATCTCTCTCTGGGGATAGTTTTATCGTTCCTTTATAAGTTACTACATGAAATGGATTTACATTTTCTACCTGAGTTGCTAAAGGTTGAGATATCCATTTTTCGGATTCGTATTTTAGAGAAACTGTAGATCCAGTTTTCTTTACATTGGAGTCTACCAGACTATAATTAGTTGATAAATCTACACTTTCATCAGATATATTTTCCGCAGGTGCAAGATAGTTCTTTAGACTATTTCTAGAAATGATAGGTCTCATTTCTTGAGATTCTGAATCAATTTCTATTGAAGAGAATAGACTATTTATCCTTGAAGTATCTTTAAAATCATCTACGAAAAATCCAGTTTTAAATCTATTAAATCCCTCAGAGTCTTGTATTTGAAGTGTTTGTGTACTTAATTCTAAGAGAGATAATGAAGTTATTCTTTCAAGATTTTTAACTCTATTTTCAATCAATCCAATATCTCTCATAGTATATCTTCTATTGTCCACAAGAGACAATACTGCATTTTTAACATTATACAAATATGGTGGAAGATATATAGTTCCTAGTTCCATTAAATCATCAGTCTTTAATGGAGATTTTGGATTTTGAGAAGAAAGACCTTCCAGATAAATAAATTCTCCAGTTTTACTTAAATAAACTTTATCAACCCTACCTAAGTAATAATCATATCCAATGATAGTGCTTTCATTTGGAGTTAAATTAATTTTTATAGATGAATTGAAGTTTCTATTAGAAAAATCAAATGGTGATGATGTATTTGCAGTGAATACAGAAACTTTCGGTCTAAAATCTAAAGTATCTGATACTCTAATATTGTCTTTTCCTACTGAGGGAATATCAGATGAAAATTGCCCTTTATTATAACTTGCTACAGTGAATACATCTCCATTATCTGTTGAGGGGACACTATAATAATCAAATACTACCAAAAGTTTTTTTGAAGGTTCGGTCTCTCCATTATTCCTGATAAGTCTGGAATAATCATAGTATTGTTCTTTTTGACCTTTATCTAAAACAAATCTATTTGTGATATCATTATAGTTTCCAGAAGTTACAAAATCTATTTCTCCAGTAATATTTGACTCTTCAAAAGACACAAGTTCGTTGGTATTAAATCTACTTGAGTTTAAATATATAATTTCAACACTATTTGTAGTTTTTGTTACAACTCTAGCAATACAACCACTTTCTGATCCTAAAATATTCTCTCCAACAATAGCATTTCCACCAATATTTAAAACTGAACTAAATGATAATGTGTCCAAAGTTGGATTTGATGTGTCTAAAGACTCATAGACTGCCAAGACCTTTGAAACATCGGGATAATTTAAAGAAATCTCTTCATCTTGAACTCTTAGTCCATAATACTGATTATATTGCAGTCCATCATTGATAGAACTACTAATTCCACTTCCAGACTCTGGATATTTTGAATAAATTATATTTAAGATATTACTGCGATTATATTGCTTTTGCTTACTCTGTACACCATTTTTAATAAAAGTTGCATTGATTGATGATGTTGTTTTCCCAGAGGTAAGATTTGATAAAGTTACTTGATTATTTGATAACGAAAATTGATCTGCTGTTAAAGATTGTGTAGTTCCATCCGTATAATGTACAGAATAACGTTCCTCATCAAAAGATGTAAATAATGCTGTTGATAATCCAGATGGTAGTGAAAAATCGGATACTGAAAGAACTATTGGACTACTTGAAGATTTAGCACTTGTAGATTGTGCGCTAAAAGTTAAAATAGAATCATTTAAATCTACTTGCGATATATTAGAATTAGGCAACTCAGCATATAAATATCCTTTATCAGAATTTCTAATCTTGGATATTCCAAGACTAAATGATAGATTGGTTGCAACTCCTACATTACCATTGCAAACACCAGTAACTGTGGTGATTCCTGAAACAGTTATTGAATCGCCGGTGGCACTTATACTAGAAACTCTATTAAAAGTTTCATCAGCACTGTTAGGTGACTGATATCTTATTATAGATCCAATTTTAACTGTATTGAAAAACTTTCCTGGAGAAGTTACTACTCCACCTGCAGTAATATTAATAGTATCAGAAGCATTAAATCCAATAGGAAGTTGTCTGTCTAGTACAGAGTCTCCAAGGAATGATGTAGAGAATCCAGACACTGCTGTTGATTGATAAATCTGTTTAATATCACCAATATCATATACAGTAATCTCTGCAATAGATCTAGGATATACTTCAACTCCATTGATAATTATTTGCTCACCTTTGATAAAAGTTCCTGATGTTTGTCTCAGTTTGATTGTCGTTGTTCCATCTCCAGATGCAGATGCATATCCACTTGCACCACTACTTTTTCCCTTGACATACGATGAAATCGGTAATTGTTGTGCTGATATACCTTGATTCAAAACTAAAGTTGTATAAGTTTGTATATCATAAAGATATAAATCCCAGTTAGTGGTTGCTCCCGAATAAGCAGCATCAGTTAATCTAAAGTTATAAACTCTAGCGTCTCCAATTTTGGTATTCGAAGATGGATCTCCAGAAACACTTCTTCTTACAGAATGAAGTTCTACGGTTTGATTTTGCTTTGGAGATCCAGTTATGTTATTAATTCGTAATAAGTTCCCCATCTCAAAAGGAACATTCACATTTTCTACATTTTGAGTTTCTCTTGGTTTATTTACGTCTAAAATAGTAGTCGTAACTTTTTCAATATCATAACCTTTTACATATGCTTTCCCTGGAGATAATTTAATACACATTAAATCATCAGATGGTGTATTTCCAGACTCTGTTTTTTGATCGTCAAAGAATAATCCATCATTTCCAAGTCTATCATTCAGAGAATTATGTAAAGAAATTTTAAATGGATTTACTGAATAATTTCCAGATTCGTCAAAAGTTCTTTGTGCTAAGTAGTCTCTAATTAAAGAATATTGAGTTTTAGTATTAATCTTTTTAATTTCACCATTTTCAATTCGCAATAACTCAATAAAGTCCGTGTCAGTATCTACACTGTCAATAGTTTTTTTAGTTAATGACAAACCTATTTTAAATCTGTCCGCCCCAGGCGCGGCATAATTTGTAAATCCCTTTGCATTATCGTAAAGAGAAGAGTCTTCTTTAGCGGATATAATTTCTTCGGATACTTTAAGACCTACTCTATATGATGGTGTATTTGTGTAATAGTCTAAAATAATTGTTTGTTTAGATACTTTTGCAAATGTACCTCTTACAAAATAAATTCCATCATCAATAGAGGCAGCAGATCCTGTGGAAGTAGCATCTATAGATATCAGAGATGCAAAAGGAGTACCAGATACAATTGTAGTGTTTCCATAAACAATACTTTCACTAGATACTAATAATTCACCATCTTGAAATGGGTTAATATTAAAATCATTATCAGAATCAATATATTTTACATATAAAGTAACATAATCTAAATTATTAATTGAGTCTGGTATTTCAACTTTTTGAACAAATGCAGTGATTCCTGAAATTTGACCTTCAATTAATTTTCCTACATATTGTTCAATATATGCTGATATATTAACTCCAAAAGAAGTGGGATTTAATTTGACAGCAAAAAAGTTAGAATCGTAAGTAGTGCTTCCTGGAATTACTACAGATCCTTCTTTAAAAATATGACTACCAAATGATTCAATTTGATTTTGTAAAATTGATTGAATATTATTTAATTCTCTTGACTGTACTGGTCTTCCTGGATTAAAAAGAACTTTGTAAAAATTCTTTTCAGCATCAAAGTCATCAAAATATGGACTTACGTTTAGATTTGTCTTTTGTGCCATTTTTTAGAATTCCAGGATAATTTTAATGTCTTCTTTTTGTCTAATATTGCGGGAAACAAGAGGTCTATTATCAATATAAATTATATCTCCCGTCTTTTTATTTATCTCAGGATTTGCAAGTCCATTTGTAAATGTAATTCCCAGATTTATGATCGCCCCATTAACTGTGGTAGTAATTCCTGTCAGAGATGAAATTTGAGTCCCATTAAAACCGCTATCTCCACCAACGACAGTTCCTCCAGTTCTGCTGAAATTTATATTAGCATTTCCTTCTGTCGAAACGCCAACATAGTCAGTTTGATCGTGAGTTGATCCATAATACAAAGATCTATCTCTAAAATATTTTAAGACTTTCGTATCAGAGTCATATGATGCAACATATCCAACTGCAATTCCACCAGATACAGTTTGAGTTATTTTCTCACCAATTTTTGGTAGAACATTATTCACTGTAGAAAAGTTAATAGCATAAAGACCTGAGAATTGTGAGTCTGTAAAAGTTTCAATTCCTACAAATTTTGTTGGATTTTTTAGTATGCCGATCTGACAGAATTTAGTATTAATTGGAAAATCTCTAGAAGAATCATCAAACCTACTATAAATCATTACTCTATCAGCACCCAACTCCTTATATAAATCATATCCATGTCCTTTAGAAGGTGGAATTATTGGAATAAGTCTTGCTGGATTTGAAATATTTCCACTAGGTTGTAATGATCCTAAATCAACAATTCCATAAGTGTATCCTTTACCACCTGAAGTGACTATGGTATTAGTTATTTCTCCATTGGAATTGACTTCCACAAAAACTCTACCACCAGTTCCATCTCCCAAGATATCAACTTCTTTTCCTTGATTTACACCACCTTCATAGTTTTCTCCAGGATTATCAATATAAACTGTTTTTATTTGATTATCATTTACTTCAGAATCTCCATTTTGCCTTACTGAAACAATTTGTGAATCTGTAGAGGTATTCCAATTATTTGGCAAAGTAATATACTCTGTGGAGTCAAACTTTACAATATCTCCAGGGGAAACAGTAAATAGATATTTCCAACGATAACCATCACCACCAGTTCCTGCAATTGATGGTTCTAGATCAGTGTGTGTTGGTTCATATAAAGACTGATTTCCTGTTGTGTTAACTCCACTAGAACCATTTTGAATACAAATATAAACTTTATAATCACTATTTAATACATAAAATTCTGAATCATATAACCTTGCCCTCTTTGCTACTGGACTTAGATTATTAATACTATAGTCATGCCTGTACATGTCATATTTTTTACCTCTTACCCAATCAACTCTCTTTACAACTCTTCTTATATTGGATGATGTAACTTTCTTTCCAAAAAGAAGAGTATCTTCATATTGTGTTAAGTAATCTAAGTTATCAATTGGATTTGGTACTACACCATTTGTTACAGGAGACCCTCCAGGAGTTGTTCCACCGTCCCAAGTTTCGTTACGTCCAAATCCAGTATATCTATTTGGATTAGTTAAACCGACCCAAACATAGTATGAATCATTATCTATTGATTCTATAAAATTCGTAGCATTTAAAATTCTAAATTGATCTGTTACAAGTGCAGACATTTATATTGCTGTTTTTTTTATATTTATATGGGATTAGGTTATCACCTTATCTTTTTTTACTAAAGATCCGTTGTTTCTAAATCCAAATCCTCTTCTCTGTATAACTGGATAAGTTGAGAGACCTGCACTATATCCTTCACTGGTTATACCTACACTTGAGGTATATCCAGTAACGGCGATTGAGATTGGTGATAATGACCTAGTGAATCCAGACAATCTACCCCAAGATAATTTTCCTACAGGATAATTAGAAGTTCCTGTAGTTGCAAGTCCAACAATTGATGTATATGAAGCAACGTTGCAAGTAATGATACCTGTTGATGAGTTGAATGCATGAACTTTATAAACATTATTTACATATGATGTACTAATTGCAACAATGCTAGAATCTGAAGAATCAATAGAAGTTACACCACTTCCAACAAGAGTATTTGAAATATAAATTGGATAACCAACTTGAAGATCAGGTGGTGATGGATTTAATGTAAATTTGAGTGCTAAAGGCACTCCAATTCCGGTGGTTGTAGCAATTCCAACAACAGAGGCACTGGATCCTTTGACATCATTTACACCAGTTAAAATTTCATACTGTGTAGAAAAATCTGTAGTTGCTATTCCAACATTTGTGTTAGTAAACACAATAACATTAAAATCTATTGGAGTAGTACTTGGAGATTCATTTTCATAATCAAATAGTGAAGCGTCATCTACAAAGATTTGATTGGCAGAGTTGCTAAAGTCTCCAATGATGTTTGAAGTAGGATAAACTTGAGATTCAAGAGAATCTCTAGACTTGGAGACAATTTCTCCATTAATTAGCAAATCAACTTTTTGTTTAGTCCAATAAAGTGGTTTTTTATTAATAGAATCTATTCCTTGAGATACATATAGATTAGTTTCAACTCTGTCAGATCCAGCAATATCATAAACCACTCTATTATCCTGAGTAATTGTATTATCAATATTACTATTATTACTGAATATCTGTACTGTATCTCCTACTTTAATTGTTTCATTAATATTTGTAATACTTTCAACATCCTCACCT